GTAAACGAGAATCCCTGCCCGACCGTGTACAACAGGACCGGCGGCTCATCATTGTTCTCCGGGATGGGGCAGGACCATTTCCGTATCAGAATGAGAGCATCGTCCACTGTCGGAGGCCCCGCTTTGGACGGCGAGTTCCCCCAATCGTTCAGAAACAGCGTCACAGCGACTTCTCTCGGTGCACCACCCTCGAAGATCGGGCGATCCACACAGACCCCTGTCGTGTCGTCGATCTCGTACTTCACGTCCTTACTTTCCGTCCATTCCTCCGGCATGTACTTGAAGATCAGTCGCTCACCGGTGGACAAGCTAACAATAACAGCTTTCTGTGATGCCGGGTGTACAGCCACCAACTACTCCGTGCAAATTCCTCGCATCGCCAAACGTGGATCGTTGAAGAATCTCATCATCTCTACTGCCTGATGCTCCTGCGTGATCTGAGCCAATATCGCTCCATCTAACGTCAGCGTGATCGGAATCACGATCTTGGGCACCGGGAACGCCGCTCTGGACTGCGGCTTAATCACTGCCGCCGCACTTCGATCAGCCGGAATCGGCTTCACCTTTATTGGCTCGTCGAATCCACCCCCGCCCCCACCGGGCATTCGGATGGATGCGGAACCCGACCCGATACTCATCGCTCCCCGGATTGAAGCCCCGGCTGCTCCAAACATAGCCATCGTGTTCCCAAACGCGGCTTCAATCCTTGTTGACATCTTACCGCCGGTAACAGACGACGATCCGGCACCTGTAACCGCAGCATTGACAATCGCATCGCCGAATCCACTTATCGCCGTGATGAAGTTTCCAAACGCCACACCAATCGAAACAGAGAACGCCGCCGACGCACCCCCACCTCCACCGAAGATGAACTCAATCAGCCCAGCGATTATCTTCAACGGGAGCAGGACGATACTGAACAGCATCTTGAACGCATCAGCCACTATGCCAACGATCTTACCGAAAATCTCAAACATCCCCATCAGTGCCCTCAACGGAGCCAAGACTATGTTGATCGCCGTGTCGATCCCCAACAAACCTGATCCGAAAATCAACTCCTTCAAGAATGACAGAATCTTTCCCATCAGGATGAACGGGATGAGCAAAAGCCTCAGCGGGGCCAAGACCACCTTGACTCCAAACTTGATTCCTTCCCACAGGAGCCCGAACAACTTGGCAACTCCACCCATCACAAACGCCACTACCTTCGCCCACAATATTAGCGGGAGAAACGCCTTTTGAATCAGGAACGAAACCGCCCCAGTGATAAACTTGAAAACATCAGCCAGCCCCACACCTTCTTCTGTCCCGGAACTGAACAGTTCGATGATCGGCGCGAACGCAGCCTTGATAGCATCGAAGATCGCAGAGAACGCCTCCTTGACCGGCGTAATCACTCCCATGATCCCCTTGAACACCCCACCGATCACCGCCCCGATCACACCGAAAATTGTAGAGATCACGGTAAAAACAATCTTAAACGGCCTAACGAAATTACTAATGATGAACGAACCTATCCCCTTCAGGAAATCTATAAACCCCCCGCCCGACCCCTCTAACGAGCCGAAAATTCCAGTCACAAGATCCTTCAACGTACTAAACGCCTCTGCGACAGGCGCGAACGCAGCCTTTATCCCGTCGAAAATTCCCCCAATAAAAAATCCAATCACCTGGAAAATCGCAGCAACCACCCCGAAAACAATCTTAAACGGCCTAACGAAAATGTTGATGATGAGCGAACCTATCCCCTTCAAGAAGTCTATAAATCCCCCGCCCGACCCTTTCAGGGAATCAAAGATTCCAGTTACAACGTCTTTCAACGTGCCGAACGCCTCCACAACAGGCTCGAACGCGGCCTTTATCGCGTTAAAAACTCCCGCGATGAAGAATCCGATCACCTTCAAAACAAATCCAACGGCCTGTAGGATACGCAAGAACGGGAAGAAGACCGTGAACAGCACTTTCGCCACTGTCGTAATCGCCGACATGAATCCTTCTCCAGCTTTACCTCCTCCACTAAATAGATCGAGGATCGGCTTGAAGGCGGACTTCACCGTGTCGATGATCGACTGGATCGGCTCAATCACTGCTGCGAACGCGCTTCGGAGCGCCTGCCAAACCCCGGCCAGCACACGTCCCAGCAACACAAATGGAAACAAGAGAATCTTCAACTTGAAAATCGCAATCCTTAATGGGATCAAGGCCGTCTTTATCATAAATTTCCACACGGCCGTTATGATCGAGAAAACCTTGTTCAATGTCTTCATGATACTGACATTCTTGGCACTCTCACCAGTGATCCCTGCTAGAAGCGACTGGAACGGGGCCATCACCGTACTTACTAAATCACTGATCACTTCAAAGAACGCTGAAAAAACACCCTTCAAAATGGAGATGATCACCTTGATATTCAGAAAGACCAGCACCAATCCAGCGAACATAACAAGCAGGACCGCAAAGAAGCCTTTCATCGCACCCTTTGCTCGATCGAATCCCTTGATCAACTTTGGAACAATGATCAGTGCAGCGATAATCACCGCAACCACCGCAATAAATATTCCCAAAGGCGTCGCCAGCGCCGCACCCAGGCTTGTCATCGCCGCGCCCAACCCACCGGTAGCCCCGGCCGCACCTGCAATCGCGGGCGTCGCACCACTTGCTGCAGCTCCTGTTGCCGCCACACCCCCAGACGCCCCCGCCCCGGCTACCCCCGCAGCTCCCATACCCGGAATGATCGACTTGATCGAACCGAGCAAACCTTTCGCCTTAATAGATTGGAGGGCTGAAGCCGCCGCATTCTTCAACTTTGCTGCTGTGTTGATTACAGTCGCCTTGGTTTCCGCAGACGTGAAAAACGTATTCAGCGCCGTGATCGTCGCCGCCGCCTTCCGAGCCCCGACGGTCAGCCATATAGCTACTCGGTTCGCTACCTTCCTTACCGTGTTCGCAATCAACGCGGCTGTCTCTTTGAAGATCGCTCCGGTCAGGACTTTCGTTATGACGAATTCCTTAATCTTGGCTACCGTGGAAAGAAACGTCTGTTTGATAGCAACCAACTTCGCCTTCGCCAGTTGGAACGTCGCAAGAGTCTGCGCTTTCAGTCCGGCCGTGGCCGGTGCGAGCCCGAACGCCAGCAGACCGTTCATCTGCCCCATCAAGAATCCAGCGGCCCGGATCGCACCGATCAACCCGGCCGTCATCAAAATCAATCCGGCAGCAAGAAATCCCACCCCAACGACAACGGCCAGAATCGGACCGGGGATCATCTCCACCAACCGGGCGAAAAATCGGAAAATCTTCACCACTATCGTCATCACCGGAATCAGAATCGTCCCGACTCTCAAAAACAGATTCTTAAAAACCTCACCCAACCGCTCCAACTGGAAGTTCAGCGACCCAACAACTTCACTGAACTCAAGCTGCAGGAACGTCGCATCTTGAAATCCCTTTGACGCCAGATCGGTCGCGTCTCTGATTCGTTCACTAGCATCCGTCAACGCGATGAATCTCGCCTGCTGCTGAACCGACTTGATCCCCAGCTTTCGCATGAAGAAAATCTGTTTCTTCTGACTTCCCTCCAGGGACTTCAACTTGTCCAGCAGTGATAGAATTGCTTCAGACGGGCGATCCGCAATCAACTCTTTGAACGCCTTCGTGCTTATACCCAGCGCAGACCGGAGCTTCCCCGGCCGTTCAATCAGATCGCCGAACAGCTTGATGACGATCGGGAGCGCCCGGCGTCCCACAACGCCCAACTGACTGATCCCGGCCGCCAACCCAAGAACTTCTCCCTCGGATAGCCCTGCCATCGTTCGGAGCGGACCCAACACGAACACTGCTCTCTTGATCTCACCCACGGATATCCCGAAATCTTCGGTCAGTGTCGCCACTGCAGCCGCCAATCGCTCGATCCTCTCGGTCGGCACGTTCATGATCCGGGCGAAATCAACCAACTGCCGGGCGGCGACATTCGCCGCAACCCCCGTCACCTGACCGAACTGGAACATCACCTCGCTCAATTGCATCATCTGTTCCGTACCCACGGCCCCGAGCTTCGCCAGCTCACTTATCGCCCCGATCATCTGCTCAATCGGTCGATTCGTCGCCAACAGGGAATCTCGAATGAAGTCGATATCACCAGCAGCGCGGACGATCACGTCGTCCATCGCTAAGATCGCCACCTGCAAATCCCCAGCGGCGAAGACCGTTCGTCGAAGCATCTCCCGCACGGCCAGCGCCGCACCTACAATCACAGCGGCACCGGCGGCAAACTCGACCCCAGACATCCGACCGGCCTCTCCGACTTTCTTGGTTGCGCCCGTCGCCTCCGTCATCCCTTTCGAGATGGAGGAGCTGGATTTCTTGGCCTGCTCGTCAACACTAGCCAGACCCTGGTTCAAATTCTTGGTGGACTGAACCGCCTGCTCTGTGTCTCCAATGATCTCAATGACAAATCGTCGATCCGCCACTTCTATCTCCTACGGGGTTTTCGGATACCTGACGAGGCTTTCTTATACTCCTTCTCCAGCATTTCGTTTCGAGCAGACGCCAGATCGTACCATTTTTCTCTCTCGTACTCCGGCCAATTCATCACGTCATCAATGCTCGTCCCCTGATACGTCAGAACGACCGCCTGTACCTGAGCGTACAGGTAATCCAGCAACTGCTTTACTGCACGGTCGGTCTCCTCCCCTTCGGCAGTGGGAACAAAAAATCCGAGGTTTCCAGAGACAGGTTCGTCTCCACCCCGCAACCCGGACAGGATGCCTCATCTCGATAACCCGGCCCCGGCATCATCTCGATAAACTGCTCATCCAGAAAGTCCAAAGCGGGGAGCGACAGGTCATCGAACAGCCGCGCACTCGTTTTCGCAACGGGCATTCCGTTCCACTCCACCAAACAGGAGCGGTACATCTTGATGTTCGCCTCCACCGGATTCCGTTTCAAGATGTGTGCAACTGCGTACTGATCCTTCCCGGTCGGATACCGGAACACGGCGTGAATGTCCAGCCCGTCGTCGTCGATCTTGAAGCATCGGGCCTTGTTGATCACCTCGTACTTGCCCTCTTGCAGCTCAAGTACCGGGGCCGTTGAGATATCAAACGGCACTTCGAGCTTCTGACCACAGGAACTACAATTCATAATCACCGTGACTATATTGCCCATCGAAATCTTTCGGATCTCCGCGACCAGAAAGTCCCGATCCCCCGTCAACATCTGATCGGTGATCGACCTTGTGATCTTCCCTACCGGCCCGATCTTCTTGACACACGACAGCAGAACGGCATCAACAACCTTAACGGGGTTCGACCGGACTTCAGGGCGGGCAATATCGACTCTCACGCGGGCCGTCATCGGAATGATCTGAGCATCCCGATGAATCTGCTCCTCCCGATCCATCCATCCACACGGGAGAATAACATCGTGGGGCACAACCTCCTGCGCCATCTTGACCTCCAGAAAAAGACCACTCTTTCGTAATAACATCCACCTCGCGTGCCGCCCGTCCTCTTACTCTTTTGGGCGACAAGGAAACCGCACTCGCGGCTACTTGACTTCGAGACCTTCCTGAACGATCGTCATCGTCTCCAGAAGGACTTCGGACGTGGCCGCATCCAGCTCTCCGTATTCCAGGATGCTGATCCACCCCTCGTGGATCTCCCACGTACGCTCGGCAGCATCTTTCCCCTTGTCCATCAGCTCGACCGTCACGTTTCTTCGGAACTCCGGCGCTGGCACACCATCATTGTGCGGCCCGCTACCGAAGTGAGCCGTCTCCTTCCGAAAGTCCAGCAGACTTGTGTCACTTGACATCCCGTGCTCAAACACCACCGGCTCGTACACAGTCAGACCCGGTAGCTTCCGCACGTTGACGGGATCGTTGCCCTCACGGTAATCGACCTCCTCAGTCTCCTCCTTCAGCCCGGAGACTTTCGAGAATCCGATCTCGGCCGGGATGCCGGGAATCGACACTCGAAACTTGAAAATCTT